TAAACCCAATGGCAGATGGTGTAACTGGCAACACGCCTGGCTCTGGACCAGGAGACTTCTAGGTTCGACCCCTAGTCTGCCAGCTTTTCGAGTCCTTGGTGGGGAGCGTTTACACCCAACACCTATTGTTGGGTGTGTACACTTATACAATGCCTAACGCACCTAAGACTCCGACGCGTACCATCCGCGTATCAGACCAGCTATGGACTGCTGTCCAGAAGAAAGCTGCAGCTGAAAAGATTACGGTTACCAGCATTATCATTGATGCTTTAGAAACCTATATTAAAGAAGACTAATCAAATGGGAAAACACCACGATAAGATTGCTAAGGCTTTAGAACAACGCCAGGCAGCTACTCCTAACGGAGCTGGCTACAAGAAGCCAGGCTCTATGAATAAAAAGAAAACAGGTTTTAGAGGACATCGCGCTAAGGGTGCTAAATAACTTGACAGCCTTCTAGGCATCCATTAAGTTCTGTCCTAACAACCTAAACGTTAGGAAACTTATGAATCAAGATGCCGTAGTAGAAGATGTAAAACAGTTTACAGTTCTCAAAGACCAGATTACACAACTGACAGAACGTCAGACAATTATTAAAAAGCGCCTCACTGAAACTATTGATGAGTTTGGTGTAGAAGACGAAAAAGGTCACATTGTTCTTAACTACAATGAAGACCAGCAGATAATGAAGCAACGTCGTGTATCTAAAAACCTAGACCTTGCTGCTGCAGAAATTATTCTTAACAAAAAAGGTATTAAAGATACCTGTATTAAAATGATTCCCACCCTTGATGAATCAGCAATCATGGCTGCGTTTTATAACGGTCACTTGTCAGAAGAAGACATTGATACTATGTTCCCATCTAAGGTAAGTTACGCGTTCATCGTAGGGAAGTAAATGACCGATAAGATTGACAACTTCTTATCTGATTTGGATGAGTACTATCCAAACAGTAAGCGCAAGCGTCGCGTAAAAGAAGAGAAGGTAAATAAAAAAGATTCTGATTGGACAATCAATCCAATTAAGAAGACGTTACCTAATGGTAGGGACATGGAGTTCTACACCATTGGTGCGTTAGCGGTAGCGTTAGGTCGCCCACTTGTTACTATCCGTTACTGGATGAAAGAGGGTTATCTACCTGCTCCCTCTTATCGCTTAGGTGATAAGAAAGATGCCACGGGAAAGGAAATCAAAGGCCGTAGGTTATACTCACGGTCCCAGATTGACGCAGCAGTTACGTTGTTTGGAAAGGCTGGCGCCCTAGATAAAACTAGGATAAAGTGGCCCAACCAGCAATTGACTGATGCAATTGCAGAGGCGTGGAGTAACATCCGCGCAGAAGAAACTAAATAAAAACCACTAAAACAAAGGAAACAAATGGCTATCAATAGAACAGATGAATACATGCCTGCTACTGATGACTTTACAATCGACGCAGTTGTCGAGGGTCGTCCAGAGCAAGCAACATCTTCAGCAGTACAATCAGGTTGGGATGCAGCAGATAAGCTCTCAACTTCTTCAGGTGACTTTCCAACAGAGTTTAAGTTCACTGATGGTGAGTTCACAGTAATTAAGTTCATCGACCAAAACGGTCCTTTTGCAATTTACAAGCAACACTTCCTACAGCAAAAAACTGTTGGTAAGCGTTCATACGTTTCTCTTGGGGCTAACGACCCATTGTGCACAAAGCTTGGCAGCAAGCCTGAAGACAAGCGAGCATTTACAATTGCCGTTATTACACCCTCAGGTGTACAACGTCAGATGCTAATTGCAAGCCCACGTTTGTATAAGACACTTCACTCTGCAGAGTTTTCACCACAAGGTCCATTGACCAAGAACTACTGGGCAATCAGCCGTACAGGCAAGATGCAACAGACTGTTTACAACCTTAACTCAATCAAGCCACGCGACCTCCTAGAAGACTGGGGCATTGATGAGAAGATGGCAGAAGATGGCGTAGCAGCTATCAAGCCTTTCGAGCGCTCTGTAATTAAGGAGCACACTTGGGAAGAGCTTGAAGAAATTGCCAACTCCCTTCTCTAATTTCTAGTAGTAGGCTGGGGGCAACACGTGCTAAGACCCCCAGCCTTCTTCTATTTAAGGAACCTATGAACATTATTACGACTAAAGAACAGTTAGATGAGATGGTGGCTTACTATCTTAAGCAGGACGCGTATGCGTATGACTGCGAAACAGTAGGCCCACGCCGTGGAGTCACAGTAGTTAATGAAGTGCTGTGGTTAAGCTTTGCTACACATGGTCGTGGAGATGTAATCCCAATGGGACATCCCAATGGTGAGTTTATTGAAACTATACGTCCGCTTACAGGACAAGGGCAAAAGCGCAAAGACAAAGGTTTAGAAGTACGAGAAGCGGATTACTCGGCTGACGATAAGAAAGCCACGCAGGTCTTTGGTCCAGCCCCACAACAGCTATACCCAACAGAGGTATTTAAAGCTTTAGAGCCGTTGTTTTTTAACGAAGAGATTTTAACTATAGGTCACAACTTAGTCTTTGACCTTACATCTGTAGCAAAGTACTTAGGTGGTCGTATTCCATCAGGTCCTTATTTTGACACCATGGTTGGCTCGTTTATCTACGACAACCGCAATAAGAACAAGTGTGGTTTAGATGATTGCTTAGAGCGTGAGCTTGGGTACAAGATGACTAAGGGTGTTGGAGCACAGGTAGAGATACATGCTTTTGATATTGTTGCTAAGTACGCGTATCTAGATGCTAAGTACACCTTTGCTCTATGGAAGGTAGTAAAAGAAAAGATTAATGCTGCAGATGTAGACAACATCATGAAGCTAGAGATGGACGTGCTAGAAGTCCTTTGCCATATGAAGTTGGCAGGAGCACCTATTGATGAGAACGCGCTAGGTGATTTACATCAGCAGTTAGAAAAAGACATTGAGGCAACAAGAGAGACCATCTACTCAGTAGCTGGTCGTGTGTTTAATCTTAACTCTAATCCAGAGAAGCAAGAGTTGCTGTACACATCTAAGGACATGGGCGGTCGCGGATTAAAGCCTAAGGTTCTTACAGGCAAAGGTATTAAGAAGGACATGGAAGGTAGAGAGTTAGAAGTATCTGACTACTCTGTATCAGCAGAGGCGCTTGAGCCATACCGTGAGAAGGACCCATTAGTAAAAGCATTGCTGGAGTACGCAGACCTTAACAAGTTGTTAAGCACCTACGTAATCCCATATCTAGGAGGCGAAGTTGTCAGAACCACAGGTGGAAAATCTAAGATTGAAGTCAAAGACAGTCTCCTCGTCAAAGGTCGTTTACACTGCGACTTCATCCAACATGGCGCAGAGACTGGTCGTTTCTCTAGCCGTAACCCAAACTTACAGAACGTACCAAATCCAGCCACAGCTCACGGAAAAGCTATTCGAAACCTCTTCTACGCTCCAGAAGGCTACAAGTTAGTAGTTGCTGACTACTCACAGATTGAGCCACGAATCATTGCGTCGATGTCTCAGGACCCTATTATGTTAAAAAACTATAGAGAAGGTAGTGATATCTATACAACCGTTGGTGATGTAATGGGTGTTAATCGTCAGGGTGGTAAGACTTTGGTGCTTGCTATGGCGTATGGTGTAGGTCCAGACAAGATTGCTCGTTCTATTGGGTGTTCTATTACAGAGGCTAAGAACCTGCTCAGTGACTTTGCTGTTAAGTTTGCCAACATTAATCGGTACAGGGTTAAAGTTATTGGCGCTACTAAGGTCAAGAACTACGTCACCACTATCATGGGTCGTAAGCGCTACATCCCTGAGATTAACTCTAAGAACTTTGGGGAGAGGGGTAGCGCTGAGCGCCAGGCGTTTAATACACGCATCCAAGGCTCTGCTGCTGACATCATGAAGCTTGCTATGATTAGGGCACACCAGATGATTCCAAAAGAATCACACATCCTATTGACAGTCCACGATGAATTGGTCACCATTACACCTGACCATCTAGTTGATGAAACAAAGGAAGCAATTAGAGAAGCGATGGAAGGAATCAATATGCTAGACGTACCGTTGATTGCAGACGTTAAGGTCGTACAACGGTGGGGAGAAGCCAAGTGAGTTTCTTTGACCGCTTTAAAAAAAGAGAAGAAGACTTTCAGATATTTACTAGGGACATTCCTCTTAGCACCATCCTTCGTTGGTATATCTATGACACAGAGTTAGGAGAACCTAACGAGGTTGTAGAAATCATGGGCCTTAATAGGGCTAGTGAAGAAGGTGACGAGAAAGAGCGTGAAGACTCTGATGAGCGTATGGATAACATCGCCTACTTACTTCCTTATTTAAATGCCATGGCTGACATTGCAGCAGACGTTATTACTGGTGTACAGGTAGATGAGATTACTAAAGACAACCCTAACAATGCCGACGAAATTGAGCGTGAATTAGACACTATGCGGGTGCTGTATAAAGTTGTCAGCTTATCCGCTATCATGGGAGCCTTCGCTTCGGCTATGGAAATAGGTTTAATTGAGCCAGGCGATATACAGAAGACCGAGTGGGAGAATCGAGTACTAGATGAGCAGTAATTGGTGGGCAAATAAGTTAGGCACACAAGCACCACAGCAAGCAGCCCCAACACCACAGTATGTAGCTCCACAGCCTGCTACATACATTCAGCCTTCACAGCCACAGTATCCGCCTACACAGCAAGCAACACCGCAAGCAGAGCGTTGCCCAGGGTGTGGCAGTGGTAACTATGGTGGCGCAACACCTGAATCACGTAAGCGATGCTACGATTGCGGATATCCAATTACTCAAAGTGGTTCGGGTATGGGTAAAGGTGTTGTAGGTAATCAAGGTGGAGGACCTACTCAAGCAGCAAAGCAAGTTTCATCTGGTGGATTTAACCCAACTACAATCATTGGACACATTTAATGAATGCCGAACTAACTAAACTAATAACAAAGATTAATAAGAAGTACGGCTCTGACACCATCGTTATCGGTTCAGAGATTACCGAAGGCATTGGTCGTTTGACTACTGGCTCAGTGTCATTAGATGTAGCCCTAGGTGGTGGGTGGCCTACCAATCAGTGGCATGAGATTATCGGTGAAGCGAGCAACGGCAAGACCGCTATTGCATTGAAGACTATTGCTGCTAATCAAAAGAAGGACCCTAACTTTACTGCGGTATGGATTGCAGCAGAGCAGTGGGTTCCAGAGTATGCAGAGCTTTGCGGTGTAGATGTATCCCGTCTATATGTAGTTTCTACTAACATCATGGAGGAAGCTTATGAAACAGTCATCGAGATTACTGGGTCTAAAGCGGTCGATTGTATTGTTATTGATTCGCTACCTGCCTTGGTCCCTTCAGCAGAAGACGATAAGGAGATGGAGGAATCTACTGTAGGACGCTCAGCGCTTCTTACTAACAAGTTCTTCCGCAAGGTAGGTAAGGCATCTAAGCGCTCCCTCATTGAGGCTGAGCGCCCGTTCATTGGCATCCTAATCAACCAGTGGCGTTCAAAGATTGGTGTTATGTATGGCGACCCTCGCACTACCCCAGGTGGCCTAGGCAAGGACTACGCTTTCTTTACTCGCATGGAAGTACGTCGTGATGAGTGGATTGAGGTTGGTACTGGGCAGGATAAGCGCCGTGTAGGACAGAGTATTAAGGCTAGAGTTATCAAGAACAAGTCAGCCCCACCATCACAGGTTGCTGTCTTTGATTTCTACTTTGCAGACGGTGGAGAAATCCCTGCTGGAGAGATTGACTTTGGTAAAGAGATTATGGCTATGGGTATCCTTAACAAGGTTATTACCAGAGCAGGTGCTTACTACCGCTACGACTTCCAAGGCGAGACTCGACAGTGGATGGGACAGGATGCTATGCTTGCCTCCATACGGGAAGAGTTAGACCTTAAAGAAACTTTAGAACGCGACGTGCTGGACTCTATTAAAGCAGGGTCTAAGTTTGTAGCATCCGATGAGGACTAAAGGACAGAAAGAGTCTAAGAAGCACGAGGACCGACTTGCAAAGGCAATTGGTGGACAGCGTTCAGCTGGAAGCGGTGCCTTTTGGAGTCGTAAAGGCGATGTTCGGTCTGACGATTTGCTCGTAGAGCATAAGTGGACTGGCAAAACCTCCGTAACCATTAAGGCTGCGGTTCTAAAAAAGATTGTCAACGAAGCAATCGTTGAGAGTCGGATGCCTGTCCTCGGCTTTCACCTTGATGGTGAGAACTACGTAATGTTAACCGAAGACGATTTCCTGGAGCTGCGCCACTACCTCCAGGAGTGTAATTGTACGAAGACATCGGGCACGTAGAAGGATGGCGTCATAACGCTAAGTGCCGTGGCATGGATACCGAGCTTTGGTTTCCACCAAGAGACAAAGCAAAATATAAAAAGATAGCAACCATTTCTAAAGCTACGTGCTATGGAAAAGATGGGTTGCCAGAGTGCCCTGTTCGTAAGCAGTGTCTTTTGTACGCAGATAGCATGGATGAGCAGCATGGTATCTGGGGTGGAATGTCACACCGTGAACGCAACGCATTAAAGCGCAAAGCAAATAAAGAAGGAAAAACATTTAAAGAATGGGTATCAGAGGAGAAGTTGTGATAGGTTGTTGCAATGAAAGCAAACAAGCCCCAGCAAATTACTGGCTCCCTGAAAGCATTCGTCGACGTGGCTAAAAAGAACAGCAGAGTAATAGGTTCTGTAGAGCGTCATCTAATCTCTAAGCCCCGTGATATGAGCCGTAGAACAGACGTTCTACACCCCTCCGATATGGTCAGTGATGAGTGGTGCTACCGTGCTTCTTACTTCCATTTAAAGGGTCATGCACCAATAAGCAACCGTGTTATGAGGTTACAGACACACTCCGTGTTTGCTGAAGGGCATGCTATCCATGCTAAGTGGCAGAAGTGGTTTCAGGAAATGGGAACCCTATATGGCAAGTGGTATTGCATTGAGTGTGAAGAAGAATTCTGGGGCGGGTCTGATTGTCATGATGGTCCGTTGGAGTATCGTGAAGTTCCATTGTTTTATGAGCCACTACGCATTTCAGGACACTCAGATGGTTGGCTAGTTAATCTAGGTAATCCACTTATGTTAGAGATTAAGTCTATTGGTGCTGGCACTATTCGCTGGGAAGCACCACAGTTAATGGCTCAGCATGGCGGAGACATGACTAAGGTATGGCCTGATATTAAAGCGCCATTTGAAAAGCACGTTAATCAAGTACAGATTTATATGAAGTTGGCAGAGCTAATTGGGTATCCAGATGTACCACAGGAAGCTGTGCTTATTTATGAAAACAAAGCAGACCAATCAGCTAAAGAATTTGTAGTACCTAAGTCTGATTTTGCTATTGCGCCACTGTTCGAGGCTGCTGCTATGATTGTAGAAGCAGTTAAAAATGACACGCCACCAACATGTAATATTGATGCCTGGGGACAGTGTTCAAGATGCGGAGGATACAATGACTGATTTAGTAGCAACAGGTATTAGCGAAGAAGTGCTAAAGGTATTGGAAAACCAAGGTCTTCCTATCAAGCGCTCTATGAAGCTGGAGCTTCCTGATTTTCCAGAAGACATCACAGCTATTGATGAACAGCAGCTAATGATTATGGCTAGCAAGTACATGGAGAACCTAAACTTCATTCGTACACAGGTAGCCTGCGCTACCCTCGCAGAGGCTGAAGCTGACAGTGCATATGACATGACTGTAGCCAAAGGTTTACTAGGTAAGACAACGGGCAAGAGCACAGAGAAGTCTGTGATGCTCAAGGCAGCCGTTGTAACAGAGCCTGAGGTAGTTGAACTAGCCAAGGCTAAGGACTTTGCCTACGCCTATCGTAAGCTGTTAGAGACCCACCTAGAGAACTTAGAGCGCTACTACTCCCTCACTAGCCGTGAGTTGACACGTCGTACCTCAAACGCTCGCAGTGGTTCGTTTAACAGATATGTCCCTTAAAAAAACTGAAGGAGGCCTCGACCTCACTGACAGTAGCCCAGTTTATTTAGGTATAGACCAATCCTTTACAGGGTTTGCTATGTGTGCGTATAAAGACGATAAGTACTACGCAGAGGTTTATAAATCCAATAATAAAGGTATGCCACGTATGTTAGATATACGTGCTTTTATACGTGACTGGTTATCTAGGGTAGAGATTATCGATGTAGCCATGGAAGGCTACGCGATGGGGGCTAAAGGCAAGGTATTCCATCTAGGTGAGCTTGGTGGCCTAGTTAAGATGGAGTTGGCAGATATTGACAAGTACCCATTGATAATTCCACCAACTACGCTAAAGAAATATGTAACAGGTGCAGGCACGGGACAGAAGAACCAGATGATTTTGCATACCTACAAAAAGTGGGGGCCAACATTTACTGACGATAACGCCTGTGATGCATATGGACTTGCAAGGCTATGCTCAGGGGATGGTACGCTTGCATATGAAAAGGCTATTTACCAACAGGTACAAAGTCCAGACTATAGGGAGATTTAAATGCCTATGTACGATTTTTCATGTATGAAGTGTGACCGCACTGTAGAGATGCACTTTGCATTTGACTCTGTGCAACGCCCTACATGTGAAGGGTGCGGAGAATTTATGGTAAAAAACTACACACCACCTGCTGTTCAATTTAAAGGCGGAGGCTGGGGAGGTCAAGGATGAGTAAGACACAGGAAAAACGCGCTCGCCGTGCTGCAGAACGCGACGCTTTTATTAAAGAGCGTCGCCAAGTACAACTAGCAGTATTTGAATCTAACTTCAATGTAGGGCTTGAGTTCTTTGAGGCCAATAAAGATAAGATGAGCCCAGAAGAGATTGCACAGGTAGAAGAAGAGATTGAGAAGAATCGTAAGCTCATTGAAGAGTGGAAGGAGAAGTGGGATGCGTGAATACCCAGGAATGAAAGATATGGGACTTGAGTTACCAATCCTAGTAGCTGATGATGACTTTATTGAGCACCTTCACGAAGTAGGTTTTGAAGGAACTATTGATATTAATGACCTAATCTTTGAGTGGATTGATTGGGAATCCGATAATGTCGAAGCATAAAGATAAAGAACTACGAGAAGACGGCTGGATGACCGTTGATGAATTTATGGCTCAATTAACCCCAGGACTTACAGAGTACCTGCGGGAAAACTGGGGTCTTAGAGATAACGAGGCTTTGCACCACCCTACAGACCTGTTTACCAATGCTTCTGTATATATGGATATTGCATACCGTATATCTAACGACTTTATTAATTGCAAACATGGCTAGGAATATTAGAGAGCTAAAGCCCGATTTTACAGGGACTATGGCCTATGAGCACGTGGTTTGCCATGAGTGCCCTAACTGTGACTCCAGCCTATGGAACATCAAGGCTAGCTTCCAGGACTACGAAATATCCCAATACCTGTTGGATATGGAATGCTCAATTTGTGGCAGTTATGCCAAGGCACCCACACCTTTAGACAGACCTAATTTAATATAGCCTTCATAATTGTACCTACGGGGCTCCACTATACGTAAACCGAGGTACACATGACCGAGCAACAACCACAAGAAGAACACATCCTGCGTGTAAGCGCGGGCAGTAATCCCCAGGCCGTGGCATCTGCCATCGCCCATAGCATCTACGAAACTCGCACTTGTAAAATCCGTGCAGTTGGAGCAGGTGCTATCAATCAAGCAGTAAAGGCTATCGCTATCGCACGTGGCTACACAGCCCCACGCGGTTTAGACCTAACTTGCATCCCAGGTTTTACCAGTATTGAAAGCCATGACGGGCAGATTTCTGCCATTATTTTTGATGTCAAGGCGACTTAAGACTGTATTTCCCCATTTAATAGCCTACTCTGTTAGGTAATCCTAGGCCAAAGGAAAACAAATGACAAAAGATTCAACAAAGAACTCAGCACCGATTGCTCCGACATCTGCGGAACCATCAAACGCTGCAGGTTCAAAGCCACAAGTTGCTAAGCCTGTAAAGGGAACACTTGTGAAGAAGACTGGTAATGCTAAGGGTGGAACAGACCCATACACACAGGCAAAGCCGTCACGTACTAAGATTACTGCTACAGGTGGAGCACGATACGGTATCCGTGTTAAGTTCCAAAAGTCCACAGCTCCAGAAGCTAGCTCTACACAGAGCAATGGACGTATCCTTTCTTCAGCGGTAAAACGCTCAGCGCCTAACTTCAAAGATGGAATGGCTGGGTAGTTACAACTAAATAGCGCAAAGGCCCCTGTAACTAGGGGCCTTTGGCATTTCATTTGCAAGTAAATGTACCTTTTCTTGCATATAAAAGAATTAAGGGAATATATTCTAAATTAGATTGTTGTATACTATTGCTGACCGCTCACTAGGAGGGTCACAAAAAGTTATATCGTCTAAGGAGATATATTATGGCTTCAGGCTACCCAATGGGTGGATATCCAAAGCATGAATGGAATCTACCAAAGCAAGTACCACACACTACCGCGCTAACAATTACAGACCCATTTAAGGCGCTACACAATATGCTAGACCCGTGGACATTCGGGTTTGAGCGTCACCTAGAGTTCATGCAGAACCTAGATGACGTCCGTATTAAGTCCAACTATCCCCCATACAACATCAAGACTCTACCCGATGATAAAGCTGAGATTGAGCTTGCTATTGCTGGGTTTAAGAAGGATGATGTCACTATTACCTACAAGGAAAACATCATCACAGTCGAAGGCAACCGTGGCGAGGATACTGCAGAATACTCATATAAGGGTATTGCAGCACGTAATTTCGTACAGAAGTTTGCTGTTGCGGACGACGTAATTGTGGGAGAGGCAAAGCTTGCCGATGGGTTTTTGACCATTGAGCTGCAGCGCATCCTTCCAGAAGGCAAGAAAGAAAAGACAATCAAGATTAAATAAGGCTGTCAACCAAGGACCCCCACCTAAATTAGGTGGGGGTTTTTCATTGTGCATACCCAAATACTGTGTTAGGCTGGTATTGTTTGAATCACGATGACGACAAGGAGAGCTCGTGCTAGACGTATTAAATAAGCACTTAACAACAAAACCCGTTATATGCGTTGTAAGTCAGTGGATAAGCGAGTTACCTCAAGAAGAACAAGATGCATTTATTGAACTGCGTAATAACAATAAAGTAGTAGTTGCATCATTATATAAAGATTTAAACAAAGAAACTGAATTGCCATTTAAATTAACTGCCTTCCGCTCACACTTAAGAGGTTATTGCACATGTCGAAATTAAATGCTATTACTAAAGCACTAATTAATGCCGAACTAAACGGCGCAGAAGAAGAAGTAAAGAGAGCCAATACGCCACCAGAATTTAGGGCGCGTATGGACATTGGTACAGATGGTGGATTTTTTGTATCCACACCACGTACAGCAGGAGAGCTCCCAGATGCGGTTGAGCTGTTTAAAGATTTTGATTTAGACCCATCAGTATGGACTGTAGTAAGTATTCGTAAGAGTCGTTGGCAACGTTATGACGGAGAGTGGCTAGAGGCTGCACGAGTTAACGTAAAGCCAGCAGACCAGTTTGTTAACGGTAAAGATTTAGATTACGACGCATTAGTTGCAGAAATTAGCAAGTGGAAGCCAGGAAAAACAGACGCAACAACTGGCCCCTTGTATGCCATATATGCAATTGGTGATACGCAGTACGGTAAGGACGCAGGCGGTGGAACAGAGGCAACTGTTGCACGAGTCATGCTTGGTATTGAAGAGTCTGTAGCACGTCATAAAGAGCTGTTAAAGCTCGGTCGTAAGATTGGCACAGTTGTACTACCACAACTTGGCGACTGCATTGAAGGCACTACTTCACAACACGGCAAGGTGATTGGTCGTAGTGACCTTGGAGTCACACAACAGGTGCGCCTTGGACGTCGCATACTTATGGCTTGGGTAAAGGCGTTTGCACCATTGTGTGAAGAGCTAATCGTTCCAGTTGTTCCTGGAAACCACGATGAGCCACATCGCATCATGATGATTGACCCAACTGACTCATGGCAGATTGAGGTTGTAGCTGCTGTGCAAGATGCGTGTGCAGAGAACCCAGCGTTGTCACATGTTAAATTTATGTACCCTAAGTCAGACCACGCTACATTAGCGATAGATTTAGGTGGAACTATTATTGGTTTGGCACACGGTCACCAAGCTAAAGACATGGGTAAGTGGATTGCAGGACAGGCAACTGGTCGTACACCAGTAGGTTCAGCTGATGTTTTGTTAACTGGTCACTTCCACCACTTCCGCGCTGACCAAGTTGGCCCACGTTTATGGATTCAAGTGCCTGCCATGGATGGCGGAAGTGCTTGGTTCCGTGATAAGAGCGGGCTAGAATCACCAACAGGTATTGTTTCTTTAGTAGTAGGCGAAGGTTATGACCCACGCCGTGATTTAGCAGTACTTGCGGGAGAAAACCGCTTACCATAGTGGTATGGCAAATCCTAATCAAAACACCCAGAACCTAGGTGCCAATGGCATGTCAGGAACCTACACCAATTACGGTGGAGGTGGAACTCCTGTTGCACGTGGTGAACTTGACCATTTGCGTATGGGTGTTGGTCGTCAACCTTCTGCAGAATATCCAGATGGTTATTTAGGAACTATCCGCACACGTCGTGATGACCGCGGTCGTCCTAACGGTCAATCAGAAAATGTATTAGATAGCCTCAAGGTACGTATTGGTCAACGCTCATATCAGCGTGGCGTTCACAAAGGTGAACGTATTGATATGCAAAGTTATTATTACCCAGAAGGTTTAGAACCATACGCAGGTATTAGTCGTCAGATGAAAGCTGCACTAGATGGCAATGTGTATCGTTCAACACGCCATGCACCAGTTGCTAAGTTAGTTCCTGCTCCTCACCTTCCTAATGACGGTAAAGCAGGCCCAACAGTTAAGAGCGATTCGCCTATGCAAATCAATCAGGCTCGTCAAGACCAGATGGCTCGTATGAAACCAGCGTGGAAGTAACATGCCAGGTAAATATGCAGACGGTCGCTATGGTCATAAGCCCTGGGATAAAGACCGCCCTGGAATTAACACTCCAGAGGAAGCGGCATTTCCTCCACAGGAATACCTAGGACCATTCCAATCTAATCAAGACCGCCTACTTAATCAGTCTTTGGCAACATGGACTATGAGCGGTGCAGAACTACAAGCTTTGGTACGCCCTAATCTACCTCAGATTAACCTATTTCCAGATAGATATGGTTATACAGACCAAGAATTAACTATTGAAGATGTCATTGGATTACCTGGTGCACGTAGTGCTCAGCGTGTAGAATCAGACTTCTCACAAGCTCCTGCTGGTAATCAGAGCACTAGCCGCAACACGTTAGGAAACACAATCTAATGAACCATAATGGAAATCAGTTTGCTGGTATTGCAGATATAAAGTCAGCATATGCTGATGGAAAAATTACTATGGAAGAAGCACATGACCTTAATCCAGCTATGGCTAAAGAAAAGAATTCACAAGGGTATGAAACCCATAAATT